ATGAGCCAGTTCTTTGATGCTTTCAAAGATATGCCAATCGTGGGTACTGTTGCAGGTCTATTTGCACAACTAGCAAAAATCCAAGAAGAAGAATTAGATGCTTTCCGTAGAATGTCTAAAACAGGTGTTGGATTTGAAGGCGATCTAAGAAGAATAAGAACTGCTTCGTTAGATATGGGCGTAAGTCTAACAGAATTTACAGGCATTATGAAAAATGCACAAGACACATTCCGTGGCCTTGGTGGTAATGCAGAAGACGGAGCAAAAGCATTTGTCAAACTATCAAGTCAATTGCGCCAATCAGGTGCGGGCGACAGTTTACGTGCTCTAGGTATGAGTGCAGAAGACAGCGCCAACGAAATGGCATTGTTTGTGAGAAACAATGGCGGATTGACTGCCGCACAGAAAAAAGATTATCAAGGTGTTGCAAATTCTGTTGCAGAATATGCAAAACAAACAGACAGGCTAGCTAAACTTACTGGTCAAAGTTCAGAAGAAATTGAAAAGAAAATGGCCAAGGAAGCACAAGACGAGGCTTGGCAAGCAACACTTCAAGGCATGGACGAAAAAGATCGCGAAGCCGCTAACGAAGCTCTTAAGGTTGCACTAGCAACTGGTGGACAAGGTGCTGTTGATGCACTGAAAGCCAAGATGATGGGCTTACCTCCAATGACCGAAGCAGGACAAAACTTTGTATCGATGAGCGGTGAAGCTAGCAAACGTCTAGAAGAAATGGAAGCTGTTACAAAGAGTAACATGAGTGCAGAAGAAAAACGTCAGAAGCTAGAAGAGCTTGGCGCAAAACTACAACTCGACCGAGCACACGATGCAGAAAAAATAGGAATTAAAACACTACAGGCAATGGCCGCCCAAGGCGATCAAAATGCTATAGCTATGTTAAAAGCCAGCAACGATATGAGTAAAGCTGGTATTACTACATACGAAGGTGCTGTAGATAATTTAAAGAAAGTAAACGAAGCCCAAGAAAAACAAATGCATAGTGCCGCCGCCATGGCCGCAAATGCAGAAAATGATTTACAAGCAATGGGCAAAGCGATATATGCAGTTATAGGTCCGCTGTTAGATGCAGTGATGCCTCTAATGAATGGCATGGTTAAGACATTTACAGATTGGATATCGGGTCCAAACGGACAGGCAAGGTTAGAACAGTTTGGCTCTTATGTAAAAGAGATGATTGGTAAGTTAGTAGACTACGGCAAGAATCTATTCAGCAAAGAAGGTCGAGACAAGATAATGAATGATGTTATGTTCTTCTTTAAAAACTTATGGATCGATATCAAACTTGCGATAGCAAAATCTATCCCCGGTGGTAGTTTATTCTTTGATGAGAAAGATGCAAAAGCGCAACGCGATGCGTTAGACAAAGAAAAAGAAGCAATGGACACTAGAGCCAAAGCCGCAACAGAAAATGCAATGCACGAAGGCGATATTGCGGCCGCTAAGTTAAAAATGGAACAAGGCGGAATAGCTAAAGCTGAAGAAGCTCAAAAGAAACTATTGAACGACAACTTGGCTGAAAAAGAAAAATTAAACAAGATGGAAGACAGTGAAGCCAAGCGAGATTTAATTGAGAAACTGGCACTAAAAGAAAAAGAATATAAAGACAATCAACGAATAATCGATTCCGCAAAAAACATGAAGGAAGAGCAGGCTAAACAACAAATAGCAGATGCGGCAAAAAATAAAGCCATAGTTGATGAACAAAATAAAAAACTTGCGGCACCTGCTAATCCTAAACCAGATAATAATTCTGAAGATTTTGATTACAGTACTGCTATGGCTACCGGCGGTAGTTTATCATCAGGAAAAACCGCAATGGTGGGAGAACAAGGACCTGAAATTATCAAAGGACCTGCAAGTGTAACATCTACCCAAGAAACAAAAAATCTAATTGACGGCCAGAATGCTGTTGTTGCGGCCTTAAACATGTTAAATATGCAAACAGCAAAACTAATTGCTCTAAATGCCGAGCAAGAAAAACATCAGAAAGTTATGTCCGATAAGCTGGCATGGACAGGAAACTTGTTTGAATAAGGATTAATATATGGCTTGGAAAAAGTATTTCACACCGGTTTCTACCACAGGACAATTAGGTCCTATTAGTGGAGGATCCGGTCCATCTCCTGCAAGAACAAACTATTCAAGCTATCTTCCAGACGTCTATTCAGGACATCCAAATCGTTTAGAACGTTATGGTCAATATGACACAATGGATACTGATTCAGAAGTTAACGCGGCCTTTGATATCCTAGCTGAATTCTGCTCGCAGATGAACGATGAGAACATGACTCCGTTCCAAATTGAATTTAAAGAAAAAGCAACTAGTACTGAAATCAAAGTTATTTCAAAATATCTACAACAGTGGACCAAGCTAAACAAATTTGATACACGCATTTTTAAAATCGTTCGTAACGCATTTAAGTATGGCGATAGTTTCTTTGTGCGTGATCCAGAAACACAAGCATGGATGTATATTGATCCTAGTAAAGTAGATAAGATTATCGTTAACGAAAGCGACGGTAAAAAACCCGAACAGTATGTAATTCGCGATATCAATCCAAATTTACAAAGCCTATCAGCGACACAGATTCAACCCACTGCCGGTGATAGTGGCGGATTTGGAAGCGGACAATACAATCAAGCAGGCGCACAACAGCGTGGTATGACTGGTAGTTATGGCGCAAATGGCGGAGCAGGCGGGTCTGGAAGCAGATTCATGCAACAGCAAAACCAGTGGGCCATTGATGCAAAGCACGTTATACATATTAGTCTAAGCGAAGGCTTAGACAATAACTTTCCATTTGGTAATAGCTTAATGGAAGGTATTTTTAAAGTCTACAAGCAGAAAGAATTGCTTGAAGACTCAATCATTATCTATCGTGTACAACGTGCTCCAGAGCGCAGAGTATTCTATATTGACGTAGGTAATATGCCATCACACTTGGCTATGGGCTTTGTCGAACGTATCAAAAACGAAATCAATCAAAGACGTATTCCTAGTGTAACAGGAGGCGGAAATTCAGTAATAGACGCTAGTTATAATCCTTTAAGCATAAATGAAGATTACTTCTTCCCACAAACTGCTGAAGGTCGTGGGTCTAAGGTGGAAATCCTTCCAGGTGGTACAAACTTAGGAGAAATAGATGACTTACGCTATTTTACAAATAAACTTTTTAGGGCGTTGCGCATACCGTCAAGCTACTTGCCTACCGGTTCAGATGATGGAGGCAGTAACTTCAATGATGGCCGAGTGGGTACCGCTTATATCCAAGAGCTACGTTTTAACAAATACTGCGAAAGACTACAAAGTTTATTAAACAGCAATTTTGATACAGAATTTAAACTGTACCTAAACAACAAAGGTGTTAACATTGATCCTAACATCTTTGCAGTTAAATTTCAAACTCCGCAAAACTTTGCTAGCTATCGTCAAACAGAAATGGACTCTGCTAGAATTAGCACATTCTCTAGTCTAGTCGAAATTCCATTTATCAGTAAACGTTTTGCGCTAAAACGCTTCTTAGGTTTATCTGCAGAAGAGATGGCTGAAAACGAAGAGCTATGGAAAGAAGAAAATATTGATGACAAAGAAGAGTTGTCATCTAGCCAAGAATTGCGTGGCGCAGGTATTACTGCTGGCGGAATCACAGGTGATATGGATTCGCTAGGCGGATCAGATACCGGCGAAGAAGGAATGGATCCTTCAGAGTTAAGTCCAGAAGGTGATATGGGTGCAGGCAGTGGCGTACCCGGCGGTGCTCCAGCAGGGGCCCAACCTGGTTCACCTGTCTAATATTTGGTAAATACTCATATGCTACTAAACGAGTTTATCTATTTTAACGAAACCGACCGCGATATGCAAGATCAAGATCGCTACGATCCTTTTGACGACAAAAGCATTTTGAAATCTAAGGATCTACGTAAGACTAGATTAACCCTACGCATGATCAATCGTTTGCGCAAAGCAGGCGAATCGAGGGATAAAGAGCAAAAAGAAGACCTAGTGATAGTACGTAAAATGTACGCACAACCAGAGCCCGAAGAAGCGGCCGGTGGTCTATAAATTAAGCTATCAGTTAATTTGATTGACAGATATCTTAAATATTTTGGTCAAAACGATTCAAAAATCGTTAAAAAATATCCCATCTAAAGTCAAAAACGGCCGTTTTTGGCCTATTTCCCATAAGTAATTAACCTGGCTGTTAAATATACTTTGACAGCCTTGCCTTACAACGATTAAAGGAGAACCCGCAAATGTCTACAAAATTTGAACAGTTGCTAGATTTACTTGTAAACGAAGAAACAGAAAAAGCCAATGAACTTTTTCATGAAATTGTCGTAGAAAAATCTAGAGAGATTTATGAGAATCTTATTGCTGAAGAAGCAGAAGAGGACGAAAAAGACGAAGAAGAACCGGAAGACGAAGGTGTTGAAGAAGCCTTCGATATGGAAGACGAAGGTGAAGAACCAGAAGTAGGTGGCGATGCTACTGATGCTTTTGTTAGCGACACTGAAGACGAACCAGAAGGTGAAGACGACATGGACATGGGCGCAGAAGAAGGTGGTGATGAAACTCCAGCTACTAAAGCCGATGTACAAGACCTAGAAGACGCACTAGAAGAACTAAAAGCTGAATTCGAGCGTTTAATGAGCGCAGAAGAAGCTGAAGAAGAAGAAAACCCAGGAGTTCACGGTGACTCATCACTAACAGGTGATGAAGAAGGTGACGAATCTGAGGAAGGCGACCAAGAAGCTGACGACCAAGAAGAAGAATACGAAAGTCTTTATCAAGAAAGCCGTCAACTAACACGCGAATATCGTGAAAAAGTATCTACTCCATCTATGACTGATGGTGGTGGTGTTGGTTCTGGCAAGGGCGACCTAGCTGGCCAAACAGGTACAGTTAACACAAAAAGCCCAGTAAGTTCTGGTGCAGGTAAGCCAACAACTTCAGCAAGTGCTAAAAATATTGCCGCAGGTGGTACAGGAGTTGGAAACAACACAGGTACAAGTCCTAACGCAAAAGGACCAGCAGGTGTGTTGAAAGCAGGTGGTGACTTTGTTCCAGCAGGTACAAAGAACGTAGCATCTAGCGCAACAGCTAAAATGCCAGATGGTGCAAAACTATCAGGTGTTAGCAAGCCAGCTATGAAGAAAGAAGGTGAAGGTGTTGGTGCAGGTCGCGGCGATAAAGCTGGTCAGACTGGTTCCGTTGACACACGTAGCCCAACAGATCGTAAGTTTTAATTAGAGAACTTGGATGATAAAATACCTAAGAGAAAACCTAAATTTTGATCAAGCTCGTGTAGAATTATACGAAGCTGAGGAGAAAGGCCAGAAGAGCTTATACCTAAAAGGTATTGCTATTCAAGGCGGAATCCGTAATCAAAATCAACGTGTTTATCCTGTGGGCGAAATCACAAATGCTGTCAAGACATTAAATGATCAAATACAAAACGGTTATTCAGTCTTAGGCGAAGTTGATCATCCAGATGATTTAAAAGTGAATTTGGACCGCGTTAGCCATATGATCACAGATATGTGGATGGACGGTCCTAATGGTTACGGTAAGATGAAAATTTTACCTACACCAATGGGTAACTTAATAAAAACTATGCTTGAAAGCGGTGTAAAACTAGGCGTTAGTAGTAGAGGTAGCGGAAACGTTAACGAAGCTAGTGGCGAAGTATCTGATTTCGAGATCATCACAGTTGATATAGTTGCACAACCTAGCGCACCAGGCGCTTATCCTACACCGGTTTATGAAGCACTCATGAATCAACGTGGCGGAATGAAAGCCTGGACCGTTGCTACAGAAGTAAAAGAAGATCCAAAGGCCCAGAAGTACATTAAGGAAGCTCTTCTTAATGTGATTAAAGGTCTAAAATAAGCCTAAGGAGATAGATAGATGTTGGACGCATTCAAACAACTAGTAGAAAGTGGCATGATGTCTGAGGAAGTAAAGTCTCAGATTGAAGAAGCTTTCAATGCTAAAATTCAAGAGAATCGCGACCAAGTCACAGCTGAACTTCGTGAAGAGTTTTCTCAACGATATGCACACGATAAGGGTGTTATGGTTGAGGCAATCGACAAGATGATCGGCGAGAGATTGGCCGTAGAAATGGCTGAACTTGCAGAAGACAGAAAAGCATTAGCGCAAGCTCAAGCTAAGTATGCCGCAAAAATGACCGGTGATGCTACCAAAATGGAATCATTTGTTATGAATCAGCTAGCGAAAGAATTAGTTGAATTCCAAGGCGACCGTAGAACAGTTGCCGAGAATATCAACAAGTTAGAGCAGTTTATTGTTCATGCTTTAGCTAAAGAAATCAAAGAATTCGCAGAAGACAAACGTGATCTAGCAGAAACGAAAGTTAAGTTAGTAGCGGGTGCTAAAGAGAAATTTGATGAAGTTAAGAAACAATTCATTAGTCGTGCCGCAAAGGTTGTAGAAGGTACTGTAACACAGAAATTAACATCTGAAATCAAGCAATTGAAAGAAGATATTGATTCTGCTCGTACTAACAACTTTGGTCGTAAGATTTTTGAAGCATTTGCCCAGGAGTTTTCAAGTTCCTATATTAACGAAAAATCTGAAACAGCAAAACTGTTGAAGGTTATCGCTAAGAAAGAACTAGAAGTCGCCGAAGCACAACAAGCTCTAAACCAAGTACAAACCATTGCAGAATCCAAAGAACGCCAAATCCGTGTTCAGAAAGATTTAATGGAACGTAAAGAAGTAATGAGCGAGTTATTGGCACCTCTAAGTGCTGACAAGAGAGACATAATGAAGTCATTGTTGGAGTCTGTGCAAACAGGCAAACTTCGTACTTCATATGACAAATACCTACCAGCGGTTCTAGAAAACAATGTCCAGAAACCAAAAGCTGTTTACCTAAAAGAAGCAGTTGAAGTGACTGGCGATCGTGAAGCGAAAAGTCAGCCAGAGGTAGGCTTAGATAATATTATAGATATCCGCAAATTAGCGGGTCTAAAATAATTGAAATTCAAGGAGAAGACGTAAATGTCACAATTATTAAATGAAAGATGGTCAGAGACCAAAGAAGCTCTGCTTGAAGGCCTACAAGGTAACCGTCGTTCTTCTATGCAAGTTTGCTTAGAGAACACACGTAAGTACTTGGCTGAAAGCGCAACAGCAGGTGCTACCAGTGCTGGTAACATCGCAACACTTAACCGCGTGATTCTACCAGTAATCCGTCGTGTTATGCCAACAGTTATCGCTAATGAAATTATTGGCGTTCAACCAATGACAGGCCCAGTTGGTCAAATCCATACTCTACGTGTTCGTTACGCAGACAATGGTGACCAAGTTGTAGCTGGTGATGAAGCATTGAGCCCATTCAAGATTGCCGCCGCTTACAGTGGTAACAATGTTGATGCAACTCCAAAAGCTAACACAACAGCCGCAATGGAAGGTACACCTGGTAAGCGTATGAGCATTCAAATCTTGAAAGCACCAGTAGAAGCTAAGTCACGCAAGCTATCAGCTCGTTGGACCTTCGAAGCCGCTCAAGATGCTCAAGCACAACAAGGTATTGACATCGAAGCAGAAATTATGGCCGCTTTAGCTCAAGAAATTACAGCTGAAATCGACCAAGAGATCCTAGCTTCATTAAGTGGTTTAGCATCTGTTGAACAAACATATGACCAGTCACTAGTTTCAGGTACAGCTACATTCGTTGGTGATGAGCATGCCGCTTTAGCTATCCAAATCAACCGTGTTGCTAACTTAATTGCTCAGCGTACACGTCGTGGTGCGGCTAACTGGGCTGTTGTTTCAAACCAAGCGTTGACAATTCTACAATCTGCTACTACAAGCGCATTTGCTCGTACAACAGAAGGTACATTCGAAGCTCCTACAAACACTAAGTTTGTTGGTACATTGAACAATGCAATGCGTATCTATGTAAACAGCTATATGCCTGATACAGGTAATGACAACAATCAAGTATTGATTGGCTACAAAGGTGCTTCAGAAGCTGATGCTCCTGCGTTCTATTGCCCATACATTCCTTTGATGAGTTCTGGTGTTGTATTAGATCCTAATACATTCGAACCAGTAGTTGGCTTCTTAACACGCTACGGCTATGTTGAGTTGACAAATACAGCGTCTAGCTTAGGCAATGCCGCTGACTACTTAGGTAAAGTAGCTATTGTTTCTGCAAACGTAAGTTTCAGCTAATCAGTAGTAGGATTACACATCCAAACAAAAACCGCCCTAGGGCGGTTTTTTGTTGACTTAAAAAAATATTAACCTTGACTGTCGTCTGCTAGAATATTACAGAAAGCATTATACTTTGCAGTACGCTCATCTAAGCCAAGTGTACCACCATTAATACGTTTTGTCATTGTTAGCATGTCATCTTGATCTGCTAATGGATTGAGATTGTTCTTGTGCCAGAACCAGCAGGCTGACCATAATGCGCCTTCTTTGGTCTCTAACCAATCTGGATTTTGTGCTAAAGAATCATTTTGATACAAATCCATAGAACATTGTGTGTAGTTAGATTTACCTGTGATTTGTACAATACCACGACCGCGATAACGATAACCATCTCCCGATTCCTCAGGTCCGTTACCCATACGCCCACCGTAAGCACGATTAGCAATCATTTCTGCATTGCCAGCATATTGAGCCGCAATCTCAGGTGGAAATAAATGAGGCCATACACGGCCCAATGTTTCTGCACGGTAGTTTAAATTTTCATGAACCACTGTAAAGTCCATACTTTCGTGTGAGCATTGTGCTAAAAAAGCCGCCACACGTTGAATTGATGTTATACCAAATTGAGGTAATGTTGCCGCAAGCAATGGGAACCAGTCGCCGATTTCCTGGTTGCTTCTCAAGCATTCTTGCAGTTTGTTAGGGGTAAAATTAAAGTCCATTCGGGTCTCCTTTTGTATGCTTATTTAACTCTACAGGGTATCTGCGGTAAATAATACTGTTCAAAAGAACTTGTTGCGGTGCCAACCGCGCAGTGGGTAGAACCCACATACATTAAGGAGAAATTAAAATGGCAAAAGGTTTAAAAACAGCAAAATATAATAATGAGCAATACACTGGTGCGACAATCCAGATGGACTCACAGATTGGTCCTGCGGTAGTTATATGGGCAAATAGCACATCTACAACTACTTACACAGCATTTGGTGGTGTTGGTGGTAACCCAACAAACACAAGTCCTCGTACTATTCAAGTGCATTTCAAAGATGCAAGCGGTAATGCGTATAATGACGGATTTATCTTAGGACAACGCGGACGTAAACAGTTCGACGTTGAAAGTGTAGGCGGCGGCGCATCAACAAGAACACGTTGCACCCTTGTTGAAAGTGGCACTTTATCCGCTAAACAAATGTATATTCTATTTGGATATAACGGTGGCGGTACTCAATACGCAACTCGTATATCAAATCGTTATGTATGGACAGCAGGAAGTACTGTACGTCTGCCATATACATTAGGTTTAACCGCAGAAGTTCAATATGCCCAAGCAACATCTGGAATAGTTTTTCAAAACTATCCAGGACAAACCCAAACTTATCCAACTTTGGCTGTTGTTGAAGGACAAAACTAAAAATAAGGACTACCTAGGTAGTCCTTTTTTGTATGAAGACATTGGTAACAAGTTTAGACTGGGTAGCAATAGAATCCGAATTAAAAAGTTTGGAAAATACGCTACCCTTGTTTAAACATGATGTTATTCGTTTTATAAAAGCTATCCGAGAGGATGTAACAGCATTAAGCAAACTAGAAGTAGAATTTCGTAGAACACATTCAAAGCAGTTAGAAAGAGAATGTGCTTCTAAAGTAACAAAAATCAACGAACAACTGAAATTAGTCCATAAATTCCATCTTATGAGCCTCCTAGCACAGTAGGTAAATAAGAGTTATGCCAATTCAGTCTAATCTTTTTCACGCACAACTTATCGATCAAACTACAGATACTCTAGGAGATATAGAGTGGGATACTGTTCGCGACCCGCAAACAATACGTAACATCCGACATCTAAGTAATTCTTCTATAGGAGATTTTAGAGAAAGAAGTTGGTTCATAAATTATCTAAATTTTGCAGTAGACGAAACATTACCTAATGTAATAACGGGTATTAAATTAATTACAAAATGCCGCAGAAGAGGCAGAGTATTTGATGAAACTATAGCTCTAAGATATAACGGAAATATAGTTAGCGACAACAAAACTTCATATATTACAGACGTAGAACAGCATCTTTATAATAACGATATTATGACCTATGGTGGAGAAGGCGATCTATGGGGAACTATTATAACCCCAGACATGGTAAGAGATCCTAGCTGGGGGATAACCATGCGATTTCAAGCACATCCTATGTATCCGCATAGCGATGGTATGCAGATTGACAAAGTCCAAATTTGTTTTTACGGCGAATAAATACACTAAAGGAATCATTCTAAATGGCTATTAATGACGTACTACGTGTCCAAGGAAATTACATAATCGAAGCCCCTAACGGCACGATTACGTTAGATCCCGGAATCCCATTCACTAACACAGATGGCAATCCTGCTACGACAGGTACTGTTATTATCACAGGTAATTTAGATGTTCGCGGTGCAACAACTACGATCGAATCTATAACAGCTACAATCACAGATAACGTTATTACTTTGAATCAAGGACAGCCTGGTACTGATCAAGTGAGCCTAGGAAATTCAGGTATCATTATTGATCGAGGCAACAATGCAGATCCTACATACAGAGCTAGTATTCTGTACGATGACACTTATACATGGACTTATTCCGGGGCATCAATATATAAAGGGTCATTTAACTTTGTAAACAAAAACACCGGCGGCGCAATTAAAGTAAATGCAATACGTCTAGGAAATAACGCCCCAACTCTAGCTGGTAATATTGGACCAAGCCTAAGTTTGTTAGGTCCAGAAAATAGAACAGGAGTCTTGAGCGTCTATGGAACAACCAATTACGAAGACTATTGCGGGCTTCACAAAGACAATATACCAAACGTTCAGTATGTACTGAACCAAATCACGTTAGGAGCACAAACTCCTCCAAACGTTAGAAAACTACAACAATTAAACAGCGCAGTTACACTAACAGATAACGGTGTTAATGCACCCAATGTAACTATTAATTTAGGTGGTCCTAATATCCAGTATACATTTAAATCAGACGGCGAATTAAGAATTGACGGATTAAATGCCAGTTTGAGTATTCTAGATAATAGTATTAGCGCAGTCGCTACAACAGCTACCCATGCCCCGTTGGTATTAAGCTCTTACGGTACGGACGGTATCGAATTGCAGAATTATCTAATACTAAAAGATTCAACACAATCTGCGGCATTTTGGACTGCGGCTAAAAACAATCTAACTCCGGGTGATACCGTTGTTTACTCTAGTGCAACTACAGCCGTGTCAGGCGGCGGTACAAACATATTTTTTGTAAATAGTAACAACAAGATAGATCCAACAACAAACACAGTGATACCAGAAGAGCTAGTATCACGTAAAAAAGCATTGGTTTATGCTATCGTATTCTAAGGAAATATTATGATCGTAAGTACACAAATTGCAGGTTACCCAAGCACAACTAACATATTTTTTGCCAGCACAGGTAGCCAATACGCTGTCACTACACTAATATTATGCAATACTTCAGCATCTGCTACTGCACAGGTTAATGTTTATGCACAAAGTTATGCAGGCGGTGGCGCACTAGGAGTCGCAGGAAACTTAGGTATCGGCACCAGCACACAAATTTTAAATCAAATTGCTATTCCTCCTACAGAGACTTTTATCATGGATACTGAAAAATTTATCATGGAAAGCAATGACAGATTAGATGCTACCGAAGTTTCCGGTAATGGCGGAATCGTAACTTGCACAGTTAGTGCAATAGTAACTTCATAATGAAATACGTAAAAAAACTAAACCTAAATCGTAAACGTCCGTCTAGCCCGGAGTTTAATGTCGTAGTCGACCACTATGTGTCAGGACTTCCCTATGAGCGTATCGAAACTAATAGTCCTGTTAGTATCCAAGTACCGGCTGGCCCACAAGCAAGCCGTCCAACAGTTTATAAAAACGGTCAGTTACGTTACAATCAAACACTACAAGAATTAGAAGCTTACATAAATGGCACATGGGAAATTATTAGAACCGTGCGTCAACCTACTATCAGCTATAAAAGCTATTCTGGCGCAAATTATTTGAACACAATATTTGGACCATTGGCTTATGCTACAGATATTACAAAACCTCAGAACGTTGCGGTATATATTGAAAACGTTCCACAACTACCAGACACCAGTAATATTGCAGGTAGCAATATTGCAGGAAATTATCAACTAGTAAATACTCCTGCGGTAGCAAGACAATTATCAACTCCTGTTGTTCAAGGAGCAGTTACTCTTAACCTATTAACTCTACAAGATGTTCAAGGTGGTATTAGTCAAAGAGTAGTTGGACCTGGCATTGCCGCAGGTACAGTGGTTCAGTCCATAACAAACACAGCAACAAATACTATCAGGATTAGCGTACCTACAACAGCCGCTATTAATACAAGTAGTGTTATACAATTTGTATTCTCAACAGGAACCTACGTTCAATTTACAGGTCCTGCACCGTCTAAAACTGTTTACACAGTACAAGGACTTGACGGTTATTTCCCAACACCTAACGGACTTTTCGAGTCCTAAAACCACAGTTTTAACAGTATAGAATAAATACTAGTGATGCCAATTCATGGCAGAACATACTGTGGTAAACCCGCAATGTAAGGTGGTTATCCGTGAAACTCGGTGTATAAGGAGCTCTATAGCATGGCCGTAGGTCGCATAACAGGTCCGTTACTTGCAAGCAATTTGCTTCGTGATGGAATAGATATACAAGTACAAAATGGTTTACTGTACCTTGACGTAACCAACAATAAAGTCGGTATTAATACCCAGACTCCTGCTTATGACTTAGATGTCAACGCAACTATACACTCAATAAAACTAGTTGTTGATACTACATCAACATTGGGTCTTTTAACAGTTTCAAAGTCCGGAGTTGGAGCATCAGCAAGTGCAACTATTAGCACAGTAAGTGGTCCTCTAAATATTACTCCAGCCGCAAATCAAACAGTATTTGTCGGAACAAACACAACTATCGGTGGAAATTTACACGCACAAGGTAATATTACAGCCGATGGAAACATCATCTTAGGTAGCAATCAATTAGTAGATACTCTAGCACTTGGTGCAGAAATTATCAGCAGTATAATTCCTAAGACAACAAACACATATAATATCGGTAGCACAACTAGTAACTGGGCTAACGGTTATTTTAACGGATTAGAAGTCGGTGGCTTGAATATTTCAGGCACAACTATTGCGGCCGCACAAGCAGGCGTTGGCATTAATATTGGAGCAACACCGGCGCAAGACATTAACGTAACTCCAATTACAAATCCTTTAGTTAATATCAATGGTCCTATTAGAGTTTGGGGAGATCATCCTCTAGGTACTGCTCCTGTTGTTTCAAATGTTCTATATGTTACAATGGACGGAGATGACACCAATGACGGTCGTGCGATGGATCCAAGTCGTGCTTGCCGTACTATTAGCGGTGCAACTAAATCACCATTTTATCAATCAGGTACAAGCATTAAAGTTTCGCCAGGCCGTTATCTAGAAAATAATCCTATCGAATTAAAACCTTATACTTCTGTTATCGGTAGTGACTTACGTACAACAGACGTTGAACCGATTAACAAGACTCGCGATTTATTCCACGTACAATCTGGTTGCTATGTTGCCCAGATGCGTTTATTAAATGGTCGTTCTGGTTTAATCCCAGGGGGCTACGGTGTTACTCCATACGGTTACAAGGTAGGTAATAATCGCGGTGCTTATGCAACTGCTTTCCCAACTAATGGAACTATAGATCTATATCACTCACCATACATACAAAACGTAAGTAATCAATCCGGTCCTTGGTTGTATGATGGTACCATGTTTATTCCTAATCAAACTGTACAGATTCCAGAAGCTGTCGGTACCGCAAGCTATGCGGCAAACACAAATACTATCACTGTAACTCTTTCAACAGGTAGTTTGTATGTTGGCCAAGCAGTTAATTCAGGTCCACAAGATGAAGGTTATTTTGCGGCTCGTTCGCTATTGTTAGCAAATGAAGCGTTCATACAAGAACAAGTAGTTGCATGGACAAATCAAGAATACGGTGGCCCATTCCAATATAATTCAGCTAAATGTACTCGAGACACTGGATTGATCATTGACGGCCTAGCACTAGATGTTCTATATCAAGGAAACAGCCAATCTGTTTTCTCTGGATTACAATACTGGAATCAAAGCGGATATGTAGGATCTGTAGGCGGAGAAGTAACAACAACAACTGCGGCAATTAACTGGATCGCAAGCCTAACATCTGCGATTATTTTAGGCCAATCAGTTCCATTCACTTATCAAAATACAATTACACAAACTGTAGTAACTAGCGTTGGTAACTCTGCCGATGTGACAGCAGTACAAAATGATTTTAAAGTTATTACAAACATTTTAACAACAGGTACTACTGCTGTTACCGATAAAATTATTCCTAACGGAGCAGTTACTACAGCAACACATACTCTAAATGCTTACGCGGCATTACAGGCCAACCGTTCTTTCTTACAAGCAGAAGCTATTGCTTGGGTAGAAGCTAATAAAACAATCGGCTTTACATACAATCAAGCCAAGTGCTATAGAGACACTGGATTGATCGTTGATGCTATCGTCCAAGATATGTTGTTTGGAGGCACAAGCCAGTCAACATTTGCTGGTATTCAATACTACAATCAAACATCATCTGTTATTCCTGGAGAGCAAACAACAACCACTGCGGCAATTAGCTACATTAGTCAATTGGCACAACGTATTGTTGTTAATGATTTGACTGGTACACGTTATCAAAGTACTGTAACACAAACAACAAGTCCAACACCTGGTACTTCTGCAGAAGCAAGTACAGTTGGTACAGACTTTAGTTTGATAGTACAAATTATAAACAGCGGAACAGCTGGTGTTACAGATTTAATCGTTCCAAACGGAATAGTTGCAAGTTCTAACGCAAACATTCAACACGCTTATGCGTTGTTGCAAGCTAATAAAAATTACATGGAAGCAGAAGCAACTGCCTTCGTTAACAGTACATATCCTAGCTTCAGCTACAGCGGAACCAAGTGTGCTAGAGATATCGGCTATATGGTTGATTCTGTTGCATTTGACTTATTGTACGGCGGCAATCGACAAGCAATTCAATCAGGTGTTTACTATTATGGTTATTCAGGCACTTCTAGTGCTATTCCAGGAGAACAAGCGCAAACTCTAAATGCTTATAATTTTATTAACAATCTAATTACAGATATTGTTACTGCTACTCCTATAGCAACACCATATCAATATACAGCAACACAGGTTACAAGCCTACCAGCAGGTACAACAAGCGAAGTAACAAGCCTACAGAATAATCTATCTGTTATTACTAGTATCATTACAGGTGGTCCGAGCTCAGCATCTGCACCAACAAGCATTCCACAAACAATAAGTGCAAATTCAAATGTTCTACATGCCGCGGCAATAGTTGAAGCTAACAGAACATTTATTCAAGCAGAAGTTATTGCTTACACAAATTCACAGTACGCAATTTATGATCAAGCCAAGTGTGCTCGCGATACAGGATTGATAGTTGATGCATTGGCATTTGATTTATTATATCCAACTAAAGGCAACAGTCAATCAACATTTGCAGGTTTGCAATATTGGAATCAAGGCACTTATATCAAACCAATAGGCAGTGAAATTATCACTGCTACTAATGCTATATTGTTTGCTAGCAAGTTGGCTCAACAAATTGTAGTTGGCTCAACAGCAGGCCCGAGATATCAAAGTACTTTAACACAGATTACAAACTTAACTCCTGCTACTTCTAATGAAGTTGCATTAGTTGCCGCAGACTTTAATACTGTTATTGGAATTTTAAATAACGGCACTGCTGGTGTTACAGAAAATATTGTTCCTAACACAACAGCAAGCTCTACAGCAAGTATTGTTGCGGCTTACAATTTATTAAATGCGAATCGACAATATATCCAAGCAGAAACTGTTGCGTATGTTGATTCTATTCGCGGAACATTCCCATACAATCATTCTAAATGCGAGCGCGATACACGATTAGTAGTCGATGCTCTTGTACAAGATTTAATCTTCCAAGGTTCAAGTCAAACTGTATTTTCAGGTTTACAATACTGGAATCAAACTACAACTGCGATACCTGGAGAAGTTACAACAACTACAAACGCAATTAACTATGTTTCTAGTCTAGCACAGAAAGTTATTGCTAACAACCAAACAGGTATACGTTATCAATCGACAGTAACACAAAACGTATCATTCACTCCTGGTACTTCAGCCGAACAGGCTCTAATTGGTACAGATTTTTCAGTAATTACAGATCTAATTACCAATGGTACAGCAGGTGTAAGCGATATGATAGTTCCAAACGGAATTACACCTAGTTCAAATAACAATGTAACTAATGCTTATAATATTTTACAAGCAAACCGTGCATACCTAATTGCAGAAGGTGTTGCTTATGTTGAGTCAACCAAGACTAGCGGATTTACATACGATGGTACAAAATGCCAACGTGATATTGGCTACATGGTTGACTCAGTATCTTTTGATTTGTTGTATGGCGGTAATCGTCAAGCTATTCAATCAGGTGTTTACTATTTTGGATACTCAACAACATCAAGTGCTATTCCGGGAGAAATCACAGAAACTGTAGCAGGTTACGCACATATCGGTGGTATCATTTCCAGTATCATACAGGGATTTGCGATAGGAAGCTCATATCAGACATGGGTATCACAAACAACATCTGGATTGGGCGGAACTACTTCAGAAGTAAACTATGTACAGACTCTGATCAGTACTTTGGAAAACATCATTCAAAATGGTCCTAGCCAAGCTCCTGCAGAAAGTCCAATCAGTTTAACACGTAGTAATAATCCTAACGTTCTAAATGCGGCAACATTATTACATAACAATAGAGAATTTATTACCCAAGAAGTTGTAGCATACATTGATGCAACATATAACACAAATACATTCACATATAATGAATACAAGTGTAAGCGTGATACAGGCCTAATTGTTGATGCCCTATTACAAGATCTATATTTTGGCGGAACAAGTCAATCGACTTTTGCTGGCATCCAATATTGGAATCAAACTACAACAACTATTCCAGGTGAAGTTTCAACTACTACATCGGCTATTGCTTATGTTTCATCGTTGGCTCAACGTATCGTAATGAATGATACGACCGGTCTTCGTTATTCAACATCTACACAAGTAACTAACCTAAGTGCCCCAGGCACAGCCGCAGAAGCAACTGTGGTTGCTAATGAGTTTGCGACTATTGTAAACATTATAACAACCGGCACAACAGGTATTACTGATAAGATAATTCCAAACGGAATTACACCAAGTACAAAAGCCAATGTATTAAATGCTTACACTTTATTAGAAGCTAATAAGAGCTACCTACAGGCAGAAGCAGTTGCGTACATTACAGCAACAGCACCTTCGTTCGTATATGATAAGTCAAAGTGTGCTAGAGATGTAGCCTATATGGTAGATTCTGTTGCGTTTGATTTGAAATGGGGCGGAAATCGTCAAGCTATACAATCAGGCACTTACTATTTTGGTTATAGTTTAACTTCTAGTGCTATTCCAAATGAAAGCACAGAAGTTTTAGATGCTTACACATACCTAAGTTCACTAGTTGGTAGTATTGTAACAGCAACACCGGTAGTTCCTTATCAAACTGCAATCAGCCAAGTGTCTAACTTACCTGTTGCAACAAATACAGAAGTTACTGCTCTGCAAAATAATGTTTCTTATATTAAAAATATTATTGCAAACGGTCCAAATGTTGCAAGTGCGCCTACATCAATTCCTTTAGCACCTAGTGCATCTTCTAGTGTATACAATGCTGTACAATTATTAGAAGCTAATCGTGCATTTATACAAGCAGAACTAACAGCGTACATCAACAACAAATATAATGTATTCACATACAACGAAGATAAATGTTTCCGTGACACAGGATATATTGTTGACAGTATTGCATTTGACTTGTTACACGGCGGTAATCGTCAAGCAACACAAGCCGGAGTTTACTACTACGGATTCTCAAATACACAAAGCGCAATACCTGGAGAACAGGCAAACACAGTTGCGGCTTACGATAGGATCAAATCTATCATAGGTCCTATTATATTAGGACAACCTATCACTAAGTCAGCAGGTAATCCTAGCTCACAAGTTACTGGCTTACCAATTGCAACTCAATTACAAGTTACTTCTCTACAATCTCTTGTAGATGACATCACTAATATTATTGACATTGGTCCAAGCGCGGCCGCAAGTGCTATACCAATTAGCTTAACAGCTAGTTCAGATGTTAATGCACAAAAAGCATTTAACTATCTAATGGCAAACCGTTCGTTTATTGTAAACGAAGTTATTGCTTATGTTAACGCTCAGTACGGAACAGCATTTGAGTATGATGCAGTTAAATGTAAACGTGATATCGGTTACATGATCGACTGTGTTAGCTTTGATTTGCTTCGCGGCGGTAATCGTCAAGCTATTCAAGCAGGTACACTATACTTTGGATATAACAGCAATTCGACTACTTTAATCAATGAATTAAAGCAAACTGTTATGGCCTACGAATACATGGCTACATTAGTAAATGCAGTTGTACAAAATCAGGCATTAAGCAATTTCTATCAATCCGATATTCCACAGACATTGATCGAAAATGCGCCATCGACTTCTGCTATTGCGGCAGAATTAGTAAGCGACATTTCCTTGATGACTCGAATTATCAGCAACGGTCCTTCAGAAGCTCCTGCTTTAATTCCAATTAGTTTAACAGAGTCGGCTGATGCTAACAGAGCTAATGCGTATGCTCTCTTAGAAGCTAATCGTTCATTTATTGTAGCAGAAATTATTGCGTTTGTCAATACACTACCTAATTTTGTTTACGATCAAGCCAAGTGTTATCGTGACGTGGGTATTATTGTCGAGAACCTAGCGTTTGATATTTCTTTTGGTGGAAACCAAAAAGCAGTTGAGTCTGGTTTAGGATATTACAAAGGCGTAACATCTGTAATCCAGGGAGAAACAACACAGACTATTGGTGCGATCAATTACATCAATACTTTAGCAAATTATATTATTAATAATCAAGTTGCTCCAAATGTGATCGGTAGTACTGCTACACAATCACAGGTTATCAACACAGCACTAGTGGGCGGTGGGATAGCAAGCACAGCATTAGCTAATGGTGTTTCGATTATAACAGATATCATTCAGAATGGCCCAAGTGCGGCTCCAGACAGTTACATTGGTGCGGCAATTGACCCTGCATACATGAGTGCAGAAATATTATTGCAGTTAAACAGAAGCTTTATACAAGAAGAAGTTGTTTCTTATGTCAACGCACAGTTCTTAACATTCCCATATGACAGTAAGAAATGTTCACGTGATACAGGATTGATAGTCGATGCCGTTGCATTCGATATGCTATATCCAAGTAATCCTTACAGTCAATCAACATTTGCCGCGATTCAATATTGGAGTCAGAACGGATATACCGGTGCTATCGAAAGCGAACTATCGACAACTACAAATGCTATTTCTTATCTAAGTGGCCTAGCATCAAGGATCATTCTAAACGATACTACAGGTGCAAGATATCAAAATAACATCACACAAACAACTATTCCAGGTGCTCCGGCAACACAGAATGAAGTTGTTGCGCTAGGTGCAGAGTTTTCTATCATTACAGAAATTATCAACAATTATACAGTAACTGGATTACCAATTACTGACGGTATTGTTCCTAACGGTAATGCAACAACTTCTATAACAATTAATAACGCTTACGCACTACTGCAAGCTAACAGACAGTATCTACAAGCAGAAACAGTTGCTTGGGTTGAAGCTAATAAGACAGCCGGCTTTAACTATGATAGAGCAACTTGTTTCCGTGATGCAGGATACATGATAGACTCTGTGTCTTTTGACTTGCTACATGGTGGTAACCGTCAAGCAGTTCAAAGTGGTGTTTACTATTACAGCTACACTAGTGGATCTACACAGATCTCTGGACAAACAACACAAACAGTTGCGGCATTTAATCACATTGCCACAGTTGCTGAAGCATTGATCAGAGGTCAAGTAGTTACTCCTACTACTGGTAATTTAGCGTTACCAGTTACTGGATTGCCAACAGCTAGTGCGGCTGAAGTAACACAGATACAAAATATCTTCTCTAATATTACAAACTTAATCCAAAATGGTCCAAGCGTACTTGGTACTAAACAGCCAATTGGTTTAACACCTAGCCAGAATATTAACGTACAACACGCATACAATATTTTAGAAGCTAATCGTGCATTCCTACAAGCTGAGATGGTGGCATGGGTTGATTACACATATAACAGTAACGGATTCAATTACAATCAAGCACTATGCTATAGAGATACAGGATTTATTGTTGATGCAATTAGCCAAGACATATTACTAGGTGGAAATCATAAATCAATTGAAGCCGCTGTAACTTATTGGGTAGGTTCCGTAAGCGCCATTCCTGGAGAGATTACACAGACAATGGCCGCATACAATTACCTAGCACAAATAGCTAGCAACGTTGTATCTAACTCTACGTTTACACAGATTTCATACGCAACACAGATAGTAAATCCTTTCTACGCAAATGGTAACGAAGCTATTCCAAGAATTGAAAGTTTAGTTGCTATGATGAATAACATTATCGAAAATGGACCAAGTGCGGCTCCAGAAGGATACGACGGTTCGGGATTGTTCCCAGTGCGTTTTGATCCTATTATCGATAACGTAAACATTGCTCCACAAATTGCAAGCCTTTCAACAAATACAGATGGATCATATACTGTAGGATTGACACAGAATACTGTGGGAGCAGGTACAAACTATACAATGTACTTTGGTCAGACCAGTGTGTATCCTGTGCAGACTAAAGATGTTCCAGAAAACTGGGCGCAACGTGCGATCGATCCGTTTGGTTCAATGGGCGGTAGCTTAGTCGACGGTGCAGTTATAAGTAGACGTTCACCGATCCAATCGTTCGTTTATGATGCGTATACTCAAATTAACCAAGGTGGTGTTGGTATCAAGATTACCAACAACGGATATGCACAGCTAGTTTCTGTGTTTACGATTTTCTGTGGAACATCTGTTGTCACAGACAACGGCGGTATTTGTTCTATTACTAACTCTAACGCCAACTTCGGTGATTACTGTCTAGTATCTAAGGGATACGGTTACTTAGATTTCTTTGGTGAAGTTTATAACCCACCAAAACTACCGTACTATCCAAACGGTGTGTACCCAAGCAGTCAAGTAGTCGAAGTATATTGTCCAGATCCAAACAATCGTCCACACATTGGTCAGATCATGGAAGTTGTTGCTCCAGAAGGTTACACCAACAACCAAGGACTACCAGGCTTCTTATCAGCCAATCCAAATACAAGTACTATTACAACAGGTACAGTGACAATCAACGGCATTGATAATTCAGGTATTGTTATTGGTCAAAATGTTTATATCATTGATCAATACGGAAATTATACAGATATCAACGGTACTTATTATTGTGCAACAGGTACAACAGTTGCCGACGTTGGATTCCAAAGCCTTACATTAAGCAAAGCCTTACAAACAGGCGGTGGCGATGCCAATAATCCAACATACTTCACGATTTATGTATCTGGTAATGCTTACTATACAGTTTTAAGTTCTGTATTAGCTCCAGATCCACTAACTCCTGGCCAATCATTTATTAGTGCCGCAGTTAACTCAACTGGAAACGATAATACTGCGCAAGAAGCACAGGCAATCACATTTATTTCTAATCTAGCAGATAGCGTTGTTGCAAACACATTGGCTACAGCTTTACAAAACACAACTACACAAATTACTCAACTTTCGTTGACGGGCGGTGTGCAGGCTGTTCCAACAATGAATGGGCTGTTTGATCAGATATCTTACATCATTACTAATGGACTGAATTCTGCACCATCGAGTACTGTAACTTATGGAACTCCTGTGGCAGGTGCGGCTAGTGCGGCCTCATTATTATTACAAAATAAAGCGTTCTTCCAAGCAGAAACTCTTGCATACTTGAATAGTTTATATTTTGTTTATGATCACGCAACCTGCAGAAGAGATTTAGGTTATATATTAAATGGCTTTGCATATGATGTATTCTATCAAAGCAATTATCAATCACGCAAGTGTGGTAATGCTTATCAACGTGCGGCGAGTGCATACGTTTTACAAAACGAAATGACACAAACTACTGATGCTATTTCACACATAGCGTCACTAGTAACTAACTTAGCCGGTATCAGCAACGTTGGTGAAGCTATTTCAAACGTGACACAAGGTGCTGTTAACATCAATAATATTATTGACAATGGTACAAGTTCACAGCCAGCTCTAGTACTTCCAGATTATCCCGGAATTGACCTAGGAGTCAGCAATGCTAAGACATTGATCCTTGATAATATGAACTTTATCAAAGCAGAGACTATTGCTTGGATCAACGCCAACTACACAGTATTCACATACGATCAAGCTAAATGCACAAGAGATTTAGGTTATATCCTAGATGCACTATCAGCAGATATCTTGACAGGTTCTAACTATCGTGCAGTTAAAGCAGGTCAAGCATACTACAGAGGTAATGCAAATAATGTTATTGACAATGAACTAACTGAGACAGTTGGTGCATTTAACTATATAAGCGGTCTAGTACAGGCATTACCAAACGTAGCCGCAAGCTCAACAGCTACTACACAGGTAATTAATGATATTGTTACTATCAATAATATCGTTCAGAATGGGTTGAGCGTAAGCCCAACTGTAACTTATCCTTTACCAGCAGGCATCGACAGCGGATTTGCTAGTGCTAGCCAACTGATACAAAACAACTTAGGATTTATCCAATCAGAAGTTGAAGGATATGTATTCAATACATTTGGTGGATTCACATACAATCAAGCCAAGTGCTATCGTGACACGGGATTAATTGTTGATGCAGTTGCACAAGACATTTTATTTGGTGGTACAAGCCAATCAACTTTTGCCGGTATCCAATATTGGAATCAAACTACAACAACTATCCCTGGTGAAGTTACAACAACCACAAATGCAATCAACTACGTTGCAGGACTAGCACAAAAAGTTTTACTGAACGATACTACCGGCGTCCGCTATCAGTCGACAGTAACACAGGTTACAAATTTACCTGCGGCAACAAGTGCTGAACAAACTATAGTTTCTACAGATTTTTCTGTAATTACAAACATCATTACAAACGGCACAGCCGGTGTAACAGATATCATTGTACCTAATGGTGTAACATCAAGCAGTAATGCTAATGTACAACATGCTTATGCTATATTAGAAGCCAATAAGGCCTACTTACAAGCAGAAGGTAAAGCATACGTTGATGCTACTAAGACATCAGGATTCACTTATGACGGTACTAAGTGTGTTCGCGATATTGGCTATATGGTTGATTCTGTTGCATTTGACTTATTGTACGGCGGAAACAGACAAGCAGTTCAAAGCGGAGTTTACTATTTTGGATATTCAAACACTTCAAGTGCTATTCCAAACGAAAGCGTACAAGTAACTCAAGCCTACAACTATATTAGCTCAATATTGCCAAGCATTATTGAAGGCACAGCGGTAACAACATATCAAAGTACTGTTACACAAGTTACAAACTTGTCAGCGGGTACTGTTGCTAATGCCAATACAGCTACATCGTTGGTTGCTAATATTGTTAATATTATCACTAATGGTCCAACTGTAGCCGCAAGTCCAACAAGTATCGGTCTAACACAAGGCGATGCCAACGCACAAAATACTGCGAAGATGTTGGAAGCTAACAGAACATTTATTCAAGCACAGACTATTGCTTATATCAATCAGTTGTATCCAAGTGGATTCACTTATGATAGATCAAAATGCAAACGCGATGTTGGATTCTTAACACAAGCATTGATCTACGACTTGACGTATGGTGGTAACTCAATGAGCGTTGATGCCGCACTTCAATATTTTAATAGTGCAAACAACAACGTCAGTGTAATTCCAAATGAAACACCGCAGACTGTTTCAGCTATTAACTATATCAATACACTTGCACAGAAAGTTATTAGAAATACTGCACCTACAACAGTTTATACAACTGCTACACAGTATATCAATAACACATTGACATTAGGTGCCAATGCGGCAAATACGATTGCAACATTAGTAACTGATATGAGTAACATTGTTCAAAACGGTCCAGGTGCGGCACCGTTGATCAGCGATATCAATATACCTGTGCCGGGTTATGCTAATCTAGCTAGCACAACTATCGAAGCAGACAAGTACACATTAGCTAGCGAAACTATTACTTGGATCAATCAAACTTATACTCAGTTTACTTACAATCAAGATACATGTAAGAGAGATATACAGTTTATTGTTGAAGGTATACTATATGATTTGATGTATGGTGGAAACTGGCAATCTGTTGATGCAGGTTTGCAATACTGGAAGGCAAATACTGTTGGCGAAACAAGTTTAATACCAAATGAAATACCTGAAACAGCAGGAGCAGTTAA